ATATAACATAGTCTCATAGCCCAAAGCAATATTATAATTAGCGTCACTCATTCTAGCTGCAGGGGATGTTCCTCCTGCTCCAGCTAATTTACCTATAAAAATGTTGTCATCTGACGCATTTGTAGATAGAGCATATCCAGCATTTTGTCCTATACAAACATTAGAGTCACCCGTTGTATTAGTGTACCCTGCTTGATAACCAATCATTACATTATAAGGACCATTAGTTGCATTTTGATTATTGCCTGCGCCTTGGCCTAATATTATATTTCGAGTGTTAGTTCTTAATCCTCCTTGCGTGCCAGATCCAGATACTACTAATGATCCGGTTATAACTGCATCACCGACAAATGGAAATGGTGTAGTTGATATACCTGTTAATTGAGATCCATCTCCTAAGTATGTTCCAAATGATGCTGTTGATGTTGCACTGCCTGATATATTACCAGAAGGAAATTCTATATCATTTCCATCTATAATAAATTTATCATTAGTACCTAAAGTAGCGCTACTATAAGATCCTCCTGATATTCTAAAAGTATTGCCAGTATCATCAGCACCAAAAACATATGCATAATTTTCATTACTATCACCAACTTTAACATAAACATCTTTTCCAGAACCTCCATTAATAGACTCTAATTCTAAAATAGGACCTGGTGATGCCGATTGTCCTCTTAAATGTATTTTACTACCTGATATTAACAATGAACCAGTTATTTGAGCATCGCCAGTAAATGGAAATGCTGGTGGGGTATTTAACAAATGTGATGCTGTTACTGCATATGAGGCAGTTAAGGCTTGTAAAGCATATGATGAGCTAATTACATTTTGTATTGACGACGTAGCAACAGCTGTTGCAATTGAATCATTATTTCCAACCCAAATATATCCTGATGTAATATTAGGTATATCATTTGTTCGTCCTGCTCCTAGAATGGTAATTTCACCATTACTTGCTATATTCCCAACACGAGCTATTTTTTGAATCAAAGAAGAACCAGTTGGTCTCGAAGATGTTAATATACCTTCGCCAACATATAAACTATCATTAACACTATATGTTTGCGTATCATATCCTCGTAATGCTCCTAATAATGTTGCATAGCCTTGATCGTTAGGGTTTAATGTTTGACTCAATACTCCCACAGCTGGCATTTTATTAGAGTCTGATGCCGAGGCAGCTGCTATCTGAAATATAGATGCTCCTTGATATCCCGTAATATAAATTGGAGTACCTATTGTAAGTGTTGCTCCTGATGTGTTTTTTACATCGATGTTAGTTCTATCGGCCCAATCAAAAGATAATCTTCCTTCGCTATCAGTGGATATTATTTGCTTTTCATCACCATCAAGTATAGGATAATTTAAACCAGATGCTGTAAATTCACCGATTACGTTTAAACTTCCCGTTATTTCAGCACTTCCAGTATATGGAAATGCTGGAGGATTATTTAATAAGTGTGATGCTGTTACGGCAAAACTTGCTGTTTCGGCATAACTAGAAGATACTTCATGTGTAATTTCATGAGATGCCGATACAGCAAAACTAGCAGATATATTATACAACACATTTTCTTGAAGTTGTCCGGGTCTTATTTGCCTAGCCATTATGCCCATCTCCCATTAACAATAACAGTGTCAGTATTCAAAATATCATATCCTAATGTGCTAGTATCAAATACTATTGTTTGCGTTGCGTTTTCATCTGGTGTCCAAGTATATGCTGCTTTGTCTATGTATTGACCATTTATGTATACGTCGAATTCATTGACAGATGCAAATGCTAATGTGCTAGGATTAATTTTAGGTGTACCAGCAACAGTAACAGTTGTTGCAGAAACATATGTAGCAGTTTTATCTACTAATCCAATTAAGTATGCCATTGAGTTGCTATCAACTGTTGTGCTAGTTCCGCCGCCGTTTACTATTACACTACCTCCACCTGCAATAGTTTGTGATGCTTGTAATAATTGTGTAGGTATTTTTGTTGTTTCAAATATGTTATTATCTAAATCAATAACTGTTTGGAAAACAACTTTTTTAACTGAATACATTTTTTTAATTGTAGATTTTCTTGTTTCTTGTTCTGAAAGCAATGTTCCCATAACTGTTAAAGGAATAGTTGCTCGAACCAATCTGTCTTCTCCAACAGTATTTACTGTTTCAAAACTAACACTACCCATTGCTGTAGCAAATTTATTAGATTCATTACCCCATGCAAATCTACCATATGGCATTATTTGATCTACCAAATCATTCATTTGCGTTGTAAAATCACACCATAACATCATGTCATATTCTACGTTAACATATTTTGGTACATCTACTACATATATTTTTTTAGATTGTTGTGGTTGATTTGTTGGTATAGGAAACAATTCATCCTCATATCGGTTTCTACTATTGTATTTACTTCGATATATAATATGATTTCCTGCTTGTGGTCTATTAGCATCTAATGTTCTAGTATTATCTCTTTCTTGCATTGAATTGCGTTTAAGCATAATTAAAGGAGATTGAAGCATACCTTTTTCATCACGAATATATCCTAACCGTCTAACATTGTCCCATTTTTCTCCATTAGAAAATATTACAGGAACATCTATTAAATTTTTATTTGCAGTTATTTGTGGTTGTATTTCGTTTTCAATATACCATTTAATTGCATAGTCAATATCATATACAGTTTGTTTAACCGTACGAATTACATCATCGTCACGGCGTACTTGTTCTGCTCGATTTAACAAAGGATCATTGTTTAATCCTTCTGTTCGTTTTGGATTAGGCTTATTAGTTTTACGGTCGATATTTTGTCTGTTTTGTCTTGGCATTACTGTTCTCCATATGCTGGAGAATTGTTATTACCTCCGAGTCTAATATCTTTAATAGCTTGTGGTGTTTGTCTTGTTGCGTGAGCATCAACTACAATTGAAACACTGTATCCATGGCTATCTCCATTTGGCCAGGTTTCTGGATTCTTACCGGCAAAATATTGATTTGCATCTACATTATCGACTTCGAAATATTCATTGTCCCAAAATATTATATCTCCAACTTCTGGATAAAAGTCTGCTTTAACTAATATATCTCTCGATATTGCAAATTTAGAAGAACGAGTATATGTGTGACCATAATCATCCATGTTCGAAGATTTATCGTCTTTAGTAATTAAACCAGGAATTAATATAGAATCATAATATGATTTACTTTCAGACTCACCATATATATTAGAATTAGAAGATTCGACTACTAATTTATAAAATTCAAGTTCTGTGTCAATTACTGCGTTTAGTAATTCTGAATTTATAGCGGCTAAAAATTTAGCATCTCGTTGTCCTCCAAACAGTGCCATTTTTTACCTCCTATCCTACATATATTTTTAATGGGACTTTTCCTAGTATCTCCATTTGTTGTGTTGCTTCTGCATTTTGTCTTGTTAACATTTGTTCTTTAGTTAACTTGTCTAAAAACTCTCTAAGTTGCGATATCAGTGCTTCTTTTTCTGATTGTCCTTGTGATACTAAATCACTACCATTTAGTGTTACATCACCTCCTGGTATTGGAACTGTTGAATATTTATTACGAACATATCCCAATGTTTCCTTGATGATAGCCGCTCCATATCTATATATCCAACTACGGCCCATATCATTGATGTTAGTGTACTTTTGATATGTGTATGGTATATTAGATGCGTCAGTTACAACTCCGTTTAAAAGTGCTGTATTACCAAATAACAACCCGCTATTTCTTTTGTCTTTTTCATATATAAATTCAAACCAAACCTTATCATAGAATGGTGTCGATATAGTCCCTTGCGTTCCTGGAACTGGATATATTCGTAAATCATCTCCATGTATTTCAAATGAAAATGCAGATTTACGTATTCTGTCATTGAATTCGATTGTCTGTATACGGAATAAATCCATATGTAATGGCATCATCATAAAATTTACGCTAGGAGAAAAGCCCCCAAAGTCAAATGCGTCTAACATGTTTTGAGTACCCATTCCTGTACCTACAAATGGATCGAAATATCTAATTATTGCCGGAGGAGTATTATGAAGTACTTTTTTAATTTCAATACCGTCTGTGTCTGCAACTTCTATTCCTAATGACGCAGAAACTGCTTCTCTAATACTATATGTTTGTTTTCCATCCTGTACATCTAATGACGCACTATGCCATATTACATCACCGCCAGAGTCAGCTTCTGTTCCATATGCTTTTGATAGTTGTGTTATATAACTAAGATTGCCTTTTACTAATGCGCCTGTAAATCCGTCATCTGTTAAAAAACTAGATCCGGTGTCTACTCCTAATGTGTTTATTAAATTATTAACAATGTTAATTTGATTAACTTGATTTGAATATTCTATTACTGCTGCTTCAAATGCCGTATAAAAGTTAATGTCGATAAGTTCAACATCCATAATTGGATATCCAACATGATTCGCAGCAAATTTAGCAAAACTATCTGCTTCAGTTTGAAATGAGGCATCGGCATCAAAAAATCCAAATGGTGTTTTTCCGCTACTAAATGAAGAGCTTCCGGGCCATATAGGTTTATTTTCTGAGTAATCCATCATTATCCTTTAATATAAATATCAATACTTTTCATTTAAGAGGTTCAAAATTTCTTCTAATGACTCATGTCTATGATTATCCGTTAAAATAATTTCATTAACATATTTAGATTCTTTTATTTTTGGTACTTCGTGTATAGCTGAATCATTGCTAAATTTTAAATCAATTTGATATCTATCACCACATAAAATCATGGTGCTATGTTTACCTAACCGACTTACAACCATTTGTAGTTGTTGTTTAGTTAGGTTTTGAAATTCATCTACAATGCATATAGAATGATCAAATGTACGTCCTCTAAAATGTGCAAGGCTTACTAATTCTATATTTTCTTCCTTTTCCATTTTTTCTAACAATTCTGGTTTATTGTAAACTTTTCTCATATTGCTTCGTATAGGAACAAGCCATTCACTCATTTTTTCTTCTAATGATCCGGGTAAGAATCCATTATCTTCAGTAGATACAGTTGGACGCGTAATAATAATTTTATCAATTTCTCGTTTAAAGTATTTGTCTAATGCTACTTGAACAGCTAACAATGTCTTTCCACTCCCAGCTTTGCCTAATATAAAATTAAACGGCGTTTTTAATATTTTAGCTTTTGCTTGTTTTTGTTCTTCTGATAATGTTATTGAAAATTTGATACTGTTTTTTGGAGGGGTCTTGACCCGATTTGATGTTGCCATAATATAACCTTTTTAACCTAATTTTGTAAGAGTTGGTTTTCTATAAGATAAAGCTTTAAGTGTTTCTATTTTACCCAAACACATTCGCCTAATTGCTTCAAACGATTTATTAGGTGGATATGGTGTTAATATTTTTATCTTTACTAACTCTTTATTTGGACCTAAATCTTGTTCAATATGAACCATTAAAACTAAACGAACTGCTCTGATACGATCTAATACGTCTACAAGCCGTCCGTCATACCGTATGTCTGCAAACATTTCGTATTTCGTTCTTGGTACTGCCATAGTATTTCTTTTTTTATATAAATATCAAAACAGTAGAAAAGGGTAGCCGAAGCTACCCTTTCCACTCAATTGTTAATTCTTTAAATTAAAAAGTGTTTAACTATTTAACTATTAAAGAGTCTCCAATCCTTTCACGTATACTTTTCCGTAGAATTCTGGACGAACCACTTTCTTCGCGTAACGTGTCATGACACCTTTTCTTGGTGTGAAGTTTACTGGATCGTAAACTAAAGGAGTCATAATAAGAGGAACATATGGAGAGAATACCGCACCTGTTTCTAGGAACTGAGCACCTCTAAAGCCCATCAATATGATGTTCTCTTTCATGTATGGATTTTTATAAACAGTGTATCTGTTATTGATTGCACCAATCTTTTGTACACCTGCTGCAAATTCCATTTTAGTTCCATCAGTGTCTGCAGCAAATCCAGGAATAGATTCAAGGATAGTTGCAACTGCTGGAGATGTAACTAAGAAGTTAGCACCACCACGCAATGTTTTTTGATGAATTTTATTTGAAACTTTTTGCAGTTTCGTACCAAGAGTTTGGAACCATCCACCTTGCGTGTTATAGAACCCACCAGTAGTAGCAGATGTTTGATCAAATGATGAACCATTCCAGATCTCATTGTTTACTGCTGACCAATACTCTGTAGTTGGAGCAGATGAAATCAACATATCAAGAATCTCTAAATCAATCTCCATTGATACATATTCAGATAACATTGAAGTTAATTCTGCTTCTGCATCGATAGAGTGATAAGCGTTAAGGTCTTGAGCGAACTCAGGAGTCCATACAGCCTTTAACTTACGAGTTTTAGCAACGATTGGCTCAGACTGAAGTTCCAAGTTAACTTCTGGAATGTCAATATCAGTTCCATCATCGATACCGGTGTTAGCACCAGAACCTTTAAATGGATTGGCATCTTCAAAGTCACCTCTTGTGATATCCGTTGGAGCTTTGCTATAATTAAGATCCAAGTTACCAGCAGTGATTGCCGCTTGAATAAATTCAGCTTGTGATGCAGTTACAACAAATGATGCAGTAAAGTTAGCGTCAATTGTTGAGAATGCCTGCACAGGAATGATTTCAACATTAGCTGAACCAGACTGTAAAGTAAATGATCTAACAGCTAATGGATCAGCGTTAGTTGGAACATTAACGGTTAAGTTAAAATACTGTGTTGAATTTGCAGTATAAAGTGAATCAAAGTTCAATGATGCACTAGTTGCTGCAGCTGCAGAAGCTCCACCACCTGCATTTGAACCAGTAGTAGCAGTTACGCCTTCTTCCAATACATTTGGAATAGAATATCCAAAACGACCTGCGCCATAAAGACCACCTGATGGATCACCTGATGTATTAGTTACACCAAACATTGAATCGTCAGCTTCTGGAGTTCCGAATGGGTGTCCAGTACCTTCAGCATTGTCATCATCAAATCCAGGACGAGCTGTACCATATTTAAAGTCTAAGTAAAATACTAGACCTGATGGCAAGTTCATTGGTTGAACAGATACAAATTCTTTTGCCGCAAATTCAGCAAAGATTCTTCTTACTAATGGAAGAGCAACTCCTGCCCATTCCTCAGAACCTGCTGCTGTACCTGTAGCAGATGATTCTTTTACTAGTTGTCTTGCTTGGTTTTCAAGCAATTGTGCCATACCGGCTTTTTCAGTCTCACTAGTAAGACCTTCTAATAGACCCGTTCTTTCCCATTTAGAAACGTGAGCTTTTGCTGCACTTCTTTGAGAATCGTTAGGATCTTGTAATAATGAATTAAGGCTCATTTTTTATTTTCCTTATTTAATTAAACCCGCTAGTTTTTTCCAACGGTTGGCTTGTTCAAAGCCTTCTGTTAATACTTGTGTTGTTTCTTTGCTTGGAGCAGTTGATGCAACAGGTTTAGATGCCATTGATCTTGACTCTTTAACAATACGCTTTCCAGCCGTAGGCTTATGGAAAGATTCTGCTAAAGTTGCAAATACCAATTTTGCTTCTCTTGTGTTACCCGCTCTATCAAAGTTTTCGATCACTTTCATTTTCTGACCTTCGTTAAGATCAAAGTTTCGGAACAATTTGTTTGTGTAAAGAAGTTTTGCGTTTAAAAGATTAACTTCGTTGATAACTGATTTAAGATGAGACACAGTGTCATAAGCTTCACCAAGAGTTTCTTTCAACTCTTCGTTTTTAGTGATACAACGATCTTCGTTAGTCTCGTCTTTTTTGTCTTTCATCTCTTCATTTTTCTTTTTGTCGCCTCTGCTTTCTTTTGGATTTTCATCCTCGTCTTCTTCTGCTAAGATTGCTTCAATTAGATCGTCAATAGATTCAGAAAGTTCAATACCATCTGTGTGTGCCTTAGGGTCATCCATTTCGTTACGCATTCCTGCAGCAACTAAATCTTCTTCTTCTTCTTCGCCATCAGACACATACATTTCGTTTTCCATGCCTTCTGATTCTAAATCTTCTTCTAACTCTTTGATGATTTCTTCGATGCCTAAATCGTCACCCATATCATCACCCATCGCAGCGTCGCCTTCTAGGTCACCCATTGGTTCATCCATTTCTGGTTCAGCATCCATTCCTGGTTTTGACATAATGTCACCAGTAAAGTCAATTTCACCGTCCATGTCTGTATCAATTTCGATATCACCAACATCCATTGGTTCACCTTCTGCGCCCATTT